CTTAGAAAGCCTTAGCCATGAAGTTCTCAGGTTGAGAAGATACATTCTTTTGGTTAGAATCCAAGATAGCATCAGCTAATCCTTTTTCTACCAAACCTAATTTCTCCTCTAAAGAAGCAAATTTCTCACCTGCATTCTTAACTTGGTTAGTCAAATCGTCAATGTTCAAACCTTCGATTTCACGACTAACACCTTTTTGAATCATTTCGTTAAGGTCGCCTTTTACTTCCTCAACTAACTTTTTAATATCCTCCATTATTTAAACGAGTTTTTTAATTGTTGTAAAAATTCTAATTGTTGTTTTTGGATTAATTCTTCTGGATTAACAACTTCGGGAGTGGTAACAATTTCCGACTTCTCTCTGCTATTAATTAGCTTGAACATTTCCGACTTGATAAAGTTATACTCAATTTCTAACAATTCATAGGATTCGTCTTTTAAATTTCCTTTACGCAACATTTTGTAAAGTTTTTCAAATCTATCAGATAAACCCTTAGCATCTAACGATTTCAACCCCAAAAATGGAGTATCTGGGTTAGCTGCCCATAAAACTGAAGAAAACTCATATAATTTAACTTCTTGAATCTCATAATAAGCAGGCTTATTTTTAGGCTCTACTTTTTCTTCCTTAATTGTTGAGAAACCAATTGAATGTTGATTAATTAAACCTTCTTCATAAAGTTTAAGAATATCTTCACCAATTTCGGTATCAACAATTTTAGCTTCAAAGTAAAGACCAAATGAATCCTCCTTTAAGACTTGTGGCTTTCCAAGAGGCTTAGAAGAATCGTGGTCATGTAAAAACCAAATCTCATTCTTTCCATTAACTCCTCTTTCTTTTATGGTTTTAGAAAATGCTCCAGGCATAATCATATCACCATGCAAATCAACATTACCAAACTTAGCAGCATAACCAGTTACGATTCGCTTTTCAATATCTAAGTCGGTAATTTCTCCGTCAGACTTTATTTTATAATCTCTCATATACAAATCAATATTCGCAAATATAACAAAAATAAATTACTACCAAACTATACAAACATTATCCCACATCGGCAATTAACTAATTCGGATACGGGGGCACTATTATCACCAGGGGCATTCATAGGGAATCCACCTACGATAAACTTTTCAGATAAGCCAATAGCAGGATAATTAGCCATAGCATTATGCGTTGCTCTTTCTTTTCCATCTAATGTAACTATCCATTTTTTCTTAATTTCTTTTTTCTCCAACTTAGCCCACTCTAAACTTGCAAGATTCATAATCTTTGTAGTTTCGGTTCTTGCAATCGTTTGAGCACGAATAATATTCTTTTGAGTTAAATATAATCCGAGCAAAGTAATTATAGCCGTTGTCGGAATACCTTGACTAACCTTATCCTCCACAAATCGCTTTATATCGTTTTTTATTGTCCGAATGATACCAAGTATCACAATGAACTCAACGAGGTTGTTAAATAGCAAAAGAACGGCTAAATTCCATGCGTTATTAAACTCATCATCTTCGGCTTTTTTGTTTGTCCCATTAAGGAACTCATTTTGCTTTCTACCAAACTTGTAATAAGCATCTTTAAGTATCTCCATCATCCACTTATCACTAAAGTGTGATGTAATGTGAAATGTACTCGGATTCCTACCTTCAAGACTTTGAATGTAAGCCTTAGTTTCAATATTTAATTTAGTTTGAAGGAAAGCATAAAAACCTCTTTCGTTTATATCATGCCTTCGTGTCCATGCTCGGATGTATTGTTCTTCGGTCATCGTTTGTTTCTAAATATGCGTTCAACCTTTTTGCGTTCAATTCTTTTATGCTCAGGCTCATAAGTAATCATGAACCCAAGCAAGAAAGAACCTACTACACTAACTATTAAAATAATTGAAGTTATGTAATCCATATTAATCTTCATCTATAATTGGCGAACCAATTGTGTTAGGGTCAATATTCAAGCTACCAATCGGCACTTGATTTGATTTAATATACACATTTTGCATAATTGGGTCATTAGTTGGCTCAAAGTCCATAAACACCCTTTTCTCATCTTGCGTAAGAACACCATCAAGTTTTTCCAAGATTGTCGCTGCATCCAAGAAGTTTTGCTTCATCTCTGGATAGGCATCAACATCAAAACGAAGAATGTATTGTGCAGGGTTAATATTCATTGTTGGAGCAAGCCAAGCAAGCATTTTTTCTAACACCTTTGATTGCAACGGAATAACGCAGTTGATAATCATTCTACGGATAAAATGAGCCAAGTTGCTTTCCGTTAAGTTATCCGAGTTTAAAAGCACATAAGGATAGTGCCACAAACGGCAAAGTTGCTCGGTAGATAACTTACTCATTTGACGAAGGTCTAAGTCAATGTTGCTTGTTGATAGCTTCAAGTAACCCATCTTAGTGTTTGAGAAAGCAATACGACCTTGGTTAGCCGAATTATAAACTTTGTCATAAACTCGGTCTTGCAAGTCTTGGTAACCACTTCCACTAATATCTTGAACATTCGGGTCATCGGTATATAACATACCAACGGCACCACGAGTTTCATAATTCTCAATTGCTACTTCTTCTCCACTATTTGCCTTTTGCAATACACGAGAACCAGCTTGCAAAGGAGAGAATCCACGAGGAATACTCAAGAAGTTAGTTTCGTTAGGATTGAATGAACGGAACGATAAGAAATACTTAGGGTCAATGTTTTTAACATTCAAGGAAAAAATATTGTAACCAACAATCTTACGGAATCCATCGGTAACGATTTGGTAGTCGTTAGCAGCAATAACATGAAGTCTTGCAATTCTACCCTTTTTAATTGGGTCTTCCTCGGCATACACACCCACATCACCCAAAAGCAAGTACCATGAGAAAATAGCCTCAAAGAACTCTTTTGTTGTCTGGTAGTTGTTAGGTTGTCTTAATAATGCCAAAATTGGATGTTCTTCCAATTCTTTTAAGTTCTTTCTCTTAATGCCATTAGCTTCCAAGATACTTCTATCATTTGGTCGCATCATTAAGGATTTATATCTCTCGGCTTTCTTTACATCAATCTTATTAGCTTGGTATAATTCTAACGGAACTTCAACTGCACGAGATGCAATATCACTAATGATTGCATACACATCCACATTCTTTTCGTATCCATTTTGAATCGCATCACGATAGTCAGCGTTGTACAAAGAATAGGTTTGCCCACCCATGAAGATTTGTTGTTGCTTCATTTGTTGAGCATTAATGTTAATGGCTTTTTTGCCAGTAAAAAAATCAAGTAATCCCATTGCTTAAAAAATTAAAAGTTTCTTTTTAGAATACTTCGTATAAATCGCATATCGAATAGCATCAAGTGCGTGGTTAAAGTCATCTATCGGCTTGTTGATTGGTTTACCACCAACCGTTAGCCATTGATAATTATCCACTTCTTTCTTGATATTCTTTGACCTACGAGTATAATACACCTCATACTCTCGCAATTTACTAATACCAGCATTAACGGAATCGTTCCCTTTTACTGCTTTAAGAACTTTGACCCCAGCTCGCCTTAATTCCTCAATTGATTTAGGGTCGGCACTATCGGCATAAATCTCCCCATACTTATCGGGGTACATTTCAATCCTTTTGACCAAATCGGAATTAGTTAATCCTTTATCGTAAATTACTTCGTCAAGGTACAACTTATTACCAATTTTAGCAATTCTTATCAAAGCAGTCGGGTCATTAGAGAATCCAAAGTCAAGTCCACTAAAGACAACCTCGGCATCCTTCGGGAAAAACTCACACACTTGCCAATCGTGGTAAATCAAAGATTCACTACTTGGTTTAGGGTTTTGTTGATAAAGTGATTCAAAAGTAAAAGGTTCGTTCTTTTTAACCCTTAATAGCTTCTCGGCACTATGCTTTGCCTCCCATAAAGCCTCACCTTCTTTTCTTGGGTCGTAATTATTCTCGGCTCTTTCTCTTAAAGCAGGAAACTCAATGATTGTCCAATCATCATCTCTTTCAAGCAAACGACCTGCTAAGTCATCATCATACCACCGAGTTTGAATAATAATTTGTGCAGAATCGTTATGTAAGCGAGTTTCGAACACATCGGTGTACCAATTCCACAATTGCTCCTTGATAATGTTAGATTGAGCCTCTTGTCGGTCTTTTAAGGGGTCGTCAATAATACCTAAATCAACGGCAGTTCCAGTTAATGAACCACCACGACCAACGGCTTTTAAATAGCCTCCACTACCAACAACTTGAAAGAACTCGGCAGTTCGAATAGCTTCACCCTTCTTTTCACTAATGCGTGTATCGGGGAAAAGTATTTTATACTCATCACTTGTAATCCTTCTTTGTATTTCGGCACTAAATTGTTCGGCAAGGGTTGCGTTATAAGATGCAAGAGCAATCTTTAAGTTAGGCTTCTTCCCAAGTGCATAAGTCGGGAAACTACGAGTAGATAATTCGGACTTTCCGTGTTGAGGAGGCACAAATATCATTAGCTTCTTTATCTCACCATTAAGAACCTTATCCAAGTGGTCGCATATAACTTTATGAAACCATTGCATATCATAGTCGGGCTTGATGTACTTAACAAAGTTATCAAACGACCTCCTCGAAATCTCTCTCCTCAATATCTCTATTTCGTAATTCTGAAAGTCTTTGTCTAATTTCTTCATCGCTTAATTGTCTTGGGTCTATAATATCTTCTCTAACTACCTTTTCCATTTGAATAGCTTGTAATGCCTTTCCATGTTGAAACTCCAACATAAATTGGGTATTCTTCATTTCACCATTCTTAATATCACCTAAGATGGCATTTGCTACTACGGCAATGAAACCAGGGGTTTGAGAATCACTTGCTACTCTTTTAATTTCACTAACTGTCATTGATTGCACCAAAGCAGTAACACTCATTACATCGTGCCTACTAAGTTTGACATCAAGAATATCACCAGCTTCCTCAATGACTTTCCTAATCATACTCTTTGGCCTACCATTAGGATTACGAACCTCGCCTTTTTGAATAGGCTTTAAGTTCTTAATGCTATTTGGATGAGCCACTCTCTTTTTTTCTTCACTCATAAGTGTAGTTGTTTAATCGTTTCAAATTGGATTTATATTTTTTTTATGTGGAATTGATTTTTACTTTCTTTTTCAAAATTGGCTAACCGAAAACTTATTACACTATATCATTACACCAATAGTATAATAAAGAGTATAATAATATAATATATATGTTTCCTTATTTGGAAACAATCTAAATAATACCTAACTACTTAATAACCAAGACTTTATCCATGAGTTTAACCCGATTTTTGCCTTATTTAGACTCAATCTTAATAGTGTTTACACCACAAACATAACACTTCTTATTTATAATCAATCTAAACTCTTTGTTTTTCTCCATTTTTTATCACGAGTGTTTACATCTATTACCCAAAAAGTTTTAGGTTTTTTTTGTTGGGTACCCCGACCAGACCTACCCACCCCCTTTTGCTCCCCACCTTTTCGGGGTACACCCCTCTTTGCCCCAAATACACCCCAGAAACACACAATAACACACCTGTAAGGGTAGGGTAACGTAGGTAGTAATAGGGTACACCAATTCAACAGATGGTAGTCGGAGGGTAACCCACCTGGGTAATTCCCTTTTAGCCTTGATTAAACAGGGTATTGATATTGGATAAAAAAAGCCCTTGCAATAGGGTAATTATATCAATTAAGATATGAACATATAACCACCATATAGCACACCATATAAAGCCCCATACATTACACCTAATAAACTCAAATAGGTATGCAAGTACAAAGACCTTAACAAAGGATAAATAAGGGCTTAAAATCAATATGTTTAGTGTTCTATTGTTTCGGTTAAATAACCTGGTTTACTACTCAATATTGTGTGCAAAATGAATAGGTTCTAAATAAGAAAAAGAAAGTAGGCAAAGAAAAAGAATTATACTCCCTTATGATACTTTTTTTTTACACTTATTAGAATACTTAATAGAATACTTAATAGTATAATAAATAGTATACTAATAGTGTAATAAATTGTAATTGGTAAAAAATGGAAATATTTTAATTATGCAATAGTTTAAGCGACGTATTTTTATAGGTATGCTTATTTAGAATGATTCTAAATTTCATACTTTTTTAAAAATAATTTGTTTGACCTATTGTATTTATGTTTACAAGTATTACCTTTACATCATCAAACAAAAACAAAAACAATAAAGACAATGAAACACACTACAAAAAAAGAGTTATTAGACTTGTTTCTGGGAGAGGAAACCTATACTAAAAAAGACTTAATGCAATTAGCAAAACAATTAGGGGGTTTACTTATAATTTTAGCCCTTGTAAATTTATTATCTTAATTATTAATCCTTAAAATATACTATTATGAAAAAATCATTTGACGGTTACAGATTTTTAATATTTTTAAAATCAAACCTATTGGACGAAATTTCAAATAACAATTTGTGCGACATGGATGAAGCCTGGACCTTTATACATGAAGCAATTGAAAATGAAATAATTTACTACGCTGACTGTTTTGACATTTGCAAGGACCTTAATTTTACAGATTTTACAGGTCATGAATTGGGTGATGCTACAAATATTTGTCAAGCTGCTTATTTTGCCCTTTATGACTGGATTAATGAGCAATTTGATTTTTCCGAAATAGAGGAAGCAATAGAGGCAAAGCAATTAGAGGAAAACTAAATTTTTAACCTATAAAACACTAAAAACAATGATAACGCAAGAAATTAAACTTTTTAAGTTCGAAGAATTAAGCGAAGAAGCCCAAAATGTAGCTATTCAAAATCATATTAATTCAATTGATTATATAGAATTAGGTTGGTTAATTTGGCAATTTGAAGATGAAGCGAAACAATTAGGTTTTGAAAATCCAAAATTTCATTATTCATTAGGTAATTGTCAAGGTGACGGCCTATGCTTTTCTTTTGATTATTTCAATAGCGAAAAATTAGCCGAAATTATCAAGAAATTAACAGGTAAAAATTCAAATTGGTTTATTGATACTATCCAAAATTCAATTTATAATTTATACGGAACTGGAAACATGGGTAGATATTGCTACGCTTCCGAAACTCAAATAATTCTTAATGAAAATATATTGGAATTTCATAGTAATGTTTTTGAATTACTTAATCAAATAAGGGAATATGTTGCTGACTTGTATCTGGATTTGTGCAATAAATTTGAGCAAAGAGGGTATAAAGAAATAGAATACGAATTAAGCGAAGAAAAAGCCCGTTTTGAATTAATAGAGTTTGAAGAAGAATTTTTAGAAACAGGAGAAAGATTTTAATTTTTAATACTATGAAAAGATTCAGAATAAACAAAGAGCACGAAATTTTAATAAATTTAACTTGCAACGGAAGATTATTATTTCAATCAATTAGGCAAAAAGGGTTTACCAATATATTGCAAGCCCAAAATTTTGCAAAGGGATATTTGCCCTGGAATTACAAAGGATACGGAAGAAGAATTGAAATAGCTATTCACAATTTAGACACGCAAGAAAGTAAATATATCAGTACATTTTCATAATTAATTAAATAGGGGCTTTTGCCCCTTTTTTTATAGACTATTAATTAATTAGCCATTTTTGGGCTTTTCTTATTTATAGCCCTTTTTAGGGCTTTATTTATTTAAAGCCTTACCAATGTATTAAGCGAAGCAATTGGAAGCGATACAAGGCAAAAGAAAGGGCAAATACAAGGGTATTTATTAGGGCTTATTAATAGCCTGGAATATCCTATTGACTTAAAACTTTAATAAATTGATTTTAAGCGACTTTTGTAGGTCAAAACATACAAACATATTACCACTACCATTTGAGTAGCTTAAATGCAAAATATAGTGCCTTAAATTGAATACTAAACAAAAAGAATATGAACGCAAAGCAAGAAACACAAAAAGACTATGAACTAATAGGTTTTATTCAATTCCCAAAACCCAAACCCACACTATTTAGAACAATTATAAATAAGCTACTTTGGAGTGGAGAAAAAGTGGGAAAACTCACCCATTGGCATTTGGGTAAAAAAGCTGATAGTCCCAGGAATTTTTCGGAAAAAATTCTAAAATTGGTCGGAATCCTTTTATGGATTATAGTTGGACTAAATTTAATTATCTCAATTTTAATTTATAAAATATTATTTTAATAAATGTTGTAGTTTTAAAATATAATAACTACCTTTGTTTTAAATAAAAACACTCAAAGAAAATCATGAAAGATAAAACAATAACTAACAAGAAAAAGGCAGGCAGACCGCATGGCATCCCAACTTCGGTTGTTTCCGTAAGAATTCCAACAGAATTAAAGAAAGAAGCTGATTCTCGATTTGGAAACCATTGGGCTGGATTATTTAGACATTTTGTAGAAGTTTATTTAATGGAAAAAGAACCACTTTTACCAAAGAAAAAAGATTAGTTTTCAAAGTATAGGTTGAGGATGATTGCGTAAAGTGGTGAAATTATTTTTCATCACTTTATTTTAAAATTATTTTTCTGGAAATTAAAATTTAGGCACTTTTTTGAAAATAAATATTTTAGCTATGGAAATTTGGAAAGATATTGAAGGTTTCGAAGGGTTATACCAAGTTAGCAACATGGGTAATGTGAAATCATTAGCAAGGAAGTATAAAAATGGTATAACAAATAAACAGGATATAGTGCTTAAACAAAGTACAAACCCAAAAGGCTATAAATCAGTATATTTATGTAAGGATAGTAAAGTATATGCTAAAAATGTACATAGATTAGTTTGTGTCAATTTTTTAGATAATCCAGAGAATAAATCAGATGTTAATCATAAAAATGGCATAAAATCTGATAATAGCTTAATAAACCTTGAATGGGTAACAAGAAGTGAAAATATTAAGCACGCTTACGATAATTCACTAAGAAGATATACTGAAAATCAAAAGAATACATTTTTAGTCAATAAGGTGAATAATTCCAAAAAGGTAATTTGTGTAGAAACTGGCATTATTTATGATTCTTTAAAAATAGCATCAAATAAAATTGGAGTAAAATATATTACACTTCATGCCCAAATTACAGGTAGAAATGCTAATAAATATAATTTGAAATACTTATGAAAGAATTAGACGAAATCAATCACAAATTTGTAGCTATTGCATATTGGATTATAGCTATTTGCTCAATTATTATACTACTTAAATGTTGCGACCTATGACACCTCAAGAAATGACAAAAATTCTTTTAGAACAATTAATTAATAACCATAATATTTCTACCAAGAAAGCCCCAGAATTAGCAATGTTTGCCGTTGATTTATTCCTAAGCTATGAGAATATTCACGATACAAATTTTTGGTTTGAAGTAATGGATGAATTAGAAAGTTTATAATATGAAAGTAAGATTCTTAGTAACTAAAAATAGGCTTGAAGTATTGCCTTGCATCACACTCCACAAGTGGAATAAGAGTGCATCAATTTATTTCTCTTGGATTGTATTCACACTTGGCTTTGGCATCAAATGGAGGTAATCTACGGAACGGTTCCAAGTAAGTCTAACTCTTATCGCTTTAGTGGCAAGTTTATGTATAAGACTAAGGCTTTAAGAGATTATGAAGAATCTTTTATTGAGCAATGTACTTTCTATAAAGGAGCAAAAATACAAGGCAACATCAAAATTATTTTGAAGGTTTACTATCCTAATAGAAAATCTGATTTAGATGGAGTTACCAAAGCCGTACTTGACTTATTACAAAAGGTGGAGGCATTTGATAATGACAACAAGGTTGCAGAATTATTTTTATACAAAGGATTAGACAAGGAAAATCCGAGAATTGAATTTTTAATTGAACCAGTAGATTATATTATTTAAGATAACCCTAACTTGAATATTGTTATAAAGTTAGATTTGTTGGCATAAACAATGATGCACGAACAAAGGTTGGATGAGCCGAATATTACGCCTCCTCGTGAATATTACCAACTTAAATGTAAAGATATTCTGACTGATGGAAAGACATCATTTTTTTTATACCCTTATGGGTACAAATATGATTGAATATATCAACATTATACCTTAAAGGGTATTATAATGATGAATTTTTACAACATTTTTTAACTAAACCAAACACACAATGAAAGCGAAATTAAAAGAAACATTTTGGCTAATTGTTGAACTAATGATTGCAATAGCCTACATCCCAGTTGATTATTTTCGAGAATTATTTAACCTAAAATCAAACACAAAATGACACAAAAAGAATCGCACAAGTTTTTAACCTATTACTCATTATGCAATTTCATGACCGACTTCATCGAAGATAGGTGGTCAAATTCATCAACCAATGTAAAGAAGGTTAAGTATCTCACCAATCAATTAAAGGGAGAATTAGAAAAATCAATCAATCATATTTTTGAGCAAAAGGAAAATGGTGGAGTAGACATGAATAATGTCTTAGACCAATTTGTTAATGCCTCTTTTGTAATGGAGTTCTTTTTTAATGTAGGATTGGAGATGGACTTAATGGAAGAAGATAAGAAGATTGAATTAAACGATAGAATGAACAAGTTGTTGAAAGAGTACAACATAGACTTAAATAAGTATGAAGGTAGATAGCATAGTAGAAAGTGTAAGAGAAGATTTACACAATCGTTCACAAACGGGAATCAAGAAGTACAATAATACTCTTGACAGAGATGACTTAGAAGCAATTGACTGGATTCAACACGCTTACGAAGAAATGCTTGATGGGGCTTTGTATCTCAAAAGATTAAAAGGTGATGTTGAGGATATGAATGAGCAATTTGATGAAATTGTTAGAGATTACTTTAATCTAAAAGAAGAATTATCAGTTAAAGTTAGAATTATTGAAACTCTTAATAAGGTTATTTTATCTCAAGAGCAAGAAATAAAAGAATTGAGAAATCAAGAATATTACGACAAAAAAAGAAGGGCTTGGCATTATTAGAGCCCTTTTTTATTTTTTTTGACAAATTTTTAAATATTTTTTTATTTTTATTTTGATACTAATTAATTGTTTACTAATATTGTCCTATAATCAATCACAAAAAAACACATGAAAAATCAAATTAACTCAATCGAATCAATTTTAGCCAATTTTGGGCTTCAAGTAGATGACTTTTTTGTCGTTACTTTTTGGAAAACAAGTGGAGAAATTTCAGTTCAATCACACTTTTCATTGGAAATGTTTAACAAATGTCATTTGTTATTAAATCAAGGTTTTACATACAACTATGTTAATAACATACACCAATATTTTAGTCAAGAAAATAATTTACGAATCGCATTATCTTAATTTCAATTTAAACAAACACAATTATGGCAATTATCGCTAAATCAAACGGTGGAGGAAACATCGAACGCAAATTAGTACCAGCAGGAAACCATGTAGCACGATGCTATGGAATGATTCAAATTGGTACCGTAGAACAAGAGTATATGGGTGAGAAAAAGAAGCTACATAAGGTTATGGTGGACTTTGAATTACCATTAGAAACGGCAGTATTCAAAGAAGGTGAAGAAGCTAAACCTTTTGTAATATCAAAGGACTTTACATTATCATTTAATGAGAAATCAACATTACGCAAGATGTTGGAATCTTGGAGAGGCAAAGCATTTACTGATGCTGAAGCAGCCAACTTTGACATTACTAAATTAGTTGGTGCACCATGTATGCTTAACATAGTACACAAGGCATCTGCTGATGGTACAAAGACTTATGCAAATATCACAGGTATTACTCCAATTCCAAAAGGTTTACAATGCCCTGAGCAAATCAACCCAACAAGAGTATTGGCTTATGATGCTTGGAATCAAGAATTGTTTATGACATTACCTGAGTGGTTAGCTGATAAGATTAGTTCTACTCCAGAGTATAAGGCTAAATTCTCAATGGATTCACCAAAGCAAGAAGCATTTAAATTGGATAAAGTAGAAGAAAACGACCCATTGCCATTTTAATCACAACACACAATGAAACGCAACGCAAATAACTTAGTCAAGACAATTGAAAGAAGTGTTGGCTATAAGGCACGATTTATCTTCAAATTAGGAAACTTAGAAGAAGATTTAGAATCTGAAATTTTAGGGGTTACGGAATCGGGGAATATGGTTATTATTAATCACCCCGAACCGTTTCTAAACTTCTCAATCATGGAGGAGCATATCCACAAAGGCAAAAGAGAATTATTGCCTAAGCTGGTAAAACAAATGTGCATCCCAATCAACAACATTTTAGCATTTAAGGTATTATGAGGTATATGAATCCAATCAAAGAAGCACAAGATTTATTTGAAAAATTCACATTATATCTTGGTACAGATTCTGAAGGTGTTGAGTATTATGTTAATGATTTGGAAGCAAAAAGATGTGCAGATATTGCAGTGCATTTAATATTAGATTTTATTTCTTCTAATGTTATTCCATATACTTATGATAAAGATTCAATAAAAGCTATAAAAGCTAATAGAGAACATTATATAAAAGTTTTAAATGAAATTGAAAAGTTATGAGTAAATCAAAAGAAAAACTACCAATACCAAGAGATAGAAGTTATTCAGAATTGTTTATCGAAACTGCAAATAGATTAAACAAAGATAAAAAACTTCCATACCGAGGTAGAGAGTACACGATAGGAATCGTTCAATCTCATGTTTATGGTAAAATTAAAGACCCACAAGTTCAAGAATATTTAAACATCATAGCAAATGAATGGTACAAAAATCAATGATTCAAGCTGGGAAAAGCAGAAAGAAATACTTTCTGATGCTTATTGGGATTCAATATTTCAATTACTTGAATTTATGATAAACGATATTTTTCCATCTGATTTTGAAGAAGTTTCTCCAGATGGTGATGTTAAATTATATTTTAAAAGAAAATACCAAATAACATTTAAAGAAAATAATTATGGAAAATGAAATTTATAAAGACATCAAAGGATATGAAGGTTTATATCAGATAAGCAATTTTGGTAATGTTAAATCTTTTAATTGTAAAATGTATAAGCAAGGATTTATAATGAATCAATCTTTAAATCATAAGGGATATAAAGTTGCTTATTTTGTAAAGAATAGAAAAAAGAAAACTATTTCGGTTCATAGGCTTGTTGCATTAAATTTTATAAATAATCCTGGCAATAAACCTCAGGTAAACCATATTAATGGAATTAAGCATGATAACCATTATTCTAATCTTGAATGGGCAACCAATAGCGAAAATATGAAACACGCATTTTTAATTGGTGTAAAAGTTTTTAGTGAAAAAAGAAGGATGCAAATGAATAAAAAAGTTATAGATTTATCTAATAGTAAAATTTACAATTCAGCTAAAGAAGCATCAATTCTTTTAAATATAAATTATCAAAATTTATGTAGTCAGCTAAATGGTAATAGGATAAACAATACAACACTAAAATATTTATAATATGAACAATGAAACAATTGAATTGCTAAAGCAAGATAAAAATTATTATGGTGAATTAGGTAGACAATTTTTATCTAATTCAGACATTGGAATCTTACTTAGAAACCCTAAGATGTTTGGAGTGCCAACTGAAAAGACTTTGGCTATGCTACAAGGAAATTATTTTCATCAAGCTATATTAGAGCCCCACAAATTAAAGGACTTCCCATTAGTTGATGCTTCTACCAGAACAACAAACTTATACAAAGATGCTTGTAAAGATAGAGGCATGGATTTTATGCTTTTGACCAAAGAGGCTGATGAGGTTGATTGGATGGTTAAGGCTTTAAGAAACAATCGTGAGTTATCTAAATTAGTTTGGGATAATGGTTGCAAATATGAAGTACCAACAACTGGAGTAATCATGGATTTACCTTTCAAGGGGAAAGCTGATATTATCAATGGCGATATGATTTATGACCTGAAAACCACAACATCACTTGATGATTTTAAGTATAGTGCAAAAAAGTATAATTATGATTCTCAAGCAGCTATTTATCAACAATTATTTGGCAAAAAGATGGCATTTATTGTCATCGAAAAGGGAACTAATCGTTTAGGATTCTTTCAATGCTCGGATGAGTTTCTTGAGAATGGTTGGACTAAGGTTGCAAAAGGAGTTGAGGTTTATAACAACTTTTTTGGAGTAAACTCTTACTTAGACATTGACCAATATTATATTAACTCTTACCTATTTTAATCATGAAATCACAACACAAATTCAAAACTAACCAACTTGGTTTAACATATTCCGAATGGGGAACAAACTTAGATTATCAATTAAAACTTAATTATGTAAAACTTTATGGCAAGCAAGCAGTCACAACAAGAAAAAGCATTAAAGGACAATCGGGAGGTAATCGCCAAAATGCTACAAGAGTATGAAGAACTTAAAAAGATTCCTAATTGCAATCCAGTTAGTGCTATTGCTTACTCTTATTTTGTCATGGAGTTCAAAATCTCAGACGATGAACACGCAAACAATCTTGGAATATGAAAACAATGACTTTCAAGAAGATTTTCATGATGATTTTGATTCTACTTATGTCATTTATGGTTGCAAATACAATACATTTAAACTAAGTCACAGATGCAATGGAAAATAAAAAATTAGATTATTCAGGAGGATTAGGATTTATGAATCCACATTGGGATGCAGAAGAAGTTGAAATTGATAGAGAAACTACCGTATTATATAATACTAAAAAATATTGGTATTTATTTTTTTGCACTATAACAAAAAGGGGAATAAATCAATATGGAAGGGTTGTATTACAAGATGCAACACAATATTTGATAAGTAGAGGTTTAATGGATACAAATTTTAATCAAATTAAATATTTTGAAGAAGAATAAAATTGTAATATTGATATGTACAATATTATGTACATCTTGCGAGATAGCAGAATCGCCAAAGCCCGTAAGTGTAGAGAAACTTACAAAGTCTTATTCAATTAACCATTTACCACATACAGGAGTATTTAATCCGCAGTATTTATCAAACTTAAAATATAATGGAAAATAAACTAACGGCAGTAGATTTTTTAAAGGATAAATTTATAATGATTCAATGGCTTCTTGTTCGAGATGAAATAAGCAGAAAGCAAGCTGATGAATTTCTAAATGATTGGTATGACAAGGCTAAGGAAATAGAGAAAGAGCAGATTTTTGAATTTGCAGAACAAGTATTGAAAAATACTGAGTGTAGCTTTACTGGATTACCATTTATGACAACAGGTTACGATAATATTTACGAAGAAACTTATGGAAAATAAACAAACGGCAGTAGAATGGTTGGAAGATAAAATTATCAACTATGATTTAAATCAAGGAATGGCTCAAATGAGAAAATACATCTTACAAGCCAAACAAATGGAAAAAGAGCAGATAATGGAAGCTTGGTATAAAAGAGGTAACACAATAGTTCCAAGATATTATTTAAAAGAAAATATAAACGGAGAACAATATTACAATGAAACTTATGGCAAATAGAAGGGCAACAATTGACAAAGACCATTTGTATTGCCCCAATTGCTTTAAGGATTACTCAAATACTAACTTGGTAGATAGGTTTGATAAGAATGGTAATATTAATTGCTTGAGATTGGTTTGCGATTGTAAGAAAAAACTTAGTCTAAGACTTTTAGCTAAAGGTTGGTTTAAGATTTACGATGTGACCGATGAGCAAGCAAGAAAGAACGCAAAGGATAAAGAAAAAAGAAAACAATTAAAAAATGGAACAATCGAAACAAGAAGAATACTTCCAAATGGCTATTGATTGGGCTACAAACTTTGTAGAAACAAAAGAGCCAATGATTGACTTTAAATCATTCGACAATTGTATAATTCACAATTCTCACACAACATTGGCAGTTTGGATTATGAGGTTGCAAATGTCAAAGAATAGAGAGCAATTTGCATCATTTATTAGAATTAAGAAATTTAAAGATTGGTATAATGAACAACACAATGAAAACTAAACAGTTAGCACTCGGTGATTTCTTGCAAGAATTATTAAGTAAGTTTCACTACGCAATAAAAGACCAAGAGTTATTAGATTCTCTCAATGAAACAAAGTTATCTGGCACCGAAGGATTGGACTTAATTTACCATATTGATAAGCCTTTAGCAATGCCACAATTACCCAAAGTGAGTGCCCAAGAAATACTCAAAGAGGTAAATGAAAAAGAGGATGCTTTTATTAAGTTTTGGAATCTTTATGATAAAAAGATTGGCACAAAGGATGCAAAGACAAAGTTTTTAAAGTTACCAATGAAAGATATTGAGAAAATATTTGAAACTTTGCCACACTATTTAAAATCAACACCAGATATTAAGTTTAGAAAGCATCCCGTTACATACCTTAATCAACGCACCTGGGAAGATGAAGGATATATGCCAAGAGGTATTAATATACCGAATGTGGTGAACCCATTTAAGTTTTAGTAAAACAACAACACTATGAAACAATTAGATAAAGTAGCATTTACCGATTTAGATGCCGAAAGAGAAGTCTTGGCTCTCTTAATGAATCACCCAAGCTATACCAAAGACATCCAAAAGATTATTACTCCAGATGTATTTCACTTTGGTACAACTAAAGCCGTTTATTTGACTTGTGTTGAATTATTTTCCGAAAAAGGTACATTCACTCAATCGGATATTATTATACGCTTAAAATCAAAAGGAAGCAATGATTGGGTAGATGTAATGATGGCATCAACAACAAGAACTCCTTTAAATGCTCAAGAGGTTATCTTGTATTTGGCTGAACTAAAGGGTAAGAGAGATTTATTAACATTAACTCGTGAGGTAAATAATTCGTTGGCAACAGGTCATGATTATTTCTCAATTGTTGATAAAATAAATAATGTAACTTCTCATTCATATATGCCAATAGGCGATGAGGTTTTAGACATAAAAAAGGCATTATCAATTGCAGTTAATACTCTTGGTGAGGTTATGACTAATGGTAGCACTCCTGGAGTACCAACTGGATATAACATTCTTGATAATGTAACAGGTGGTTGGATGAATGGTGGTGTAATTTTATTTGCAGCAAGGCCAGGTCAAGGTAAAACTATATGTTTATTAGAGCATACAAAAAGGGCTGCACAACTTAATAAAAAGGTACTTTTTTTATCTTTAGAAATGCCTGTTGAATCTTTAATTTATAGAATGATAAGTGGGCAACTTGATTCTGGATTATCATATTCTAAAATAAATTCTGGTAGAATTTCTATTGAGCAATTTAGTGAGATACAAAAAAAGGCAGTTACAGAATTAGAGAATTTACCTATTAAGTTTTATGATGGGAGTAATCGTGATATAAATTATTTGAGTTCTTTAATTCAAAGAATAGTTAGAGAAGAAAAGATTGATATGGTGGCAATTGACTATATTCAATTATGCACTGATAATCAAATAAAAAGTTCTGATGAAACGGCAGTAGTTGGCTCTGTTTCAAAAAAGATTCAACAACTCGCTAAAATGTTAAAGATACCATTTTTATGTGCTGCACAACTAAACAGACAAGTTGAAGGTAGAGGTAGTAATAGACCAAAATTATCAGACTTAAGAAGTACATCACAATTAGAACAAGATGCTTCAGTTGTAATTGGTTTATATAGAGAAGATTATTATGCTTACGAAAGGGCTAAGGAAAATAATGACCCTAATGTAACATTTACAAATATTATAGAATACATATTTTTAAAGAATAGACAAGGAGAAACTAAAACTGCAGAATTATTTATTGATACTGCTACGAGCAAGATTTTAGAAACAAACCCAAAATATGTATCTCCTGGATTTTAATTTGATTTCATAGTGTTAAAAAATAATCCCCTCTGCTTTTGGCTTTGGGGATTTTTGTTATCTATACTTATTTTCTATTTTATTTTCTGATTCGTAATCTTTTATTTTCATGTAAGCTAATAATTTAGTTTGAAAATATCCAAGATGAATACTTTTACCATTGTGATAAATCCTTGCTCTATATTTATCTGTTTTCTTGTTATAATAAATACCTGGCAATTTTAAATCTTTCCAATAATGTGATGAATTTTCTCTGCTACTTATGTACTCAAGATTATCCAATCTATTGTCGGTTTTATCTCCATTCTTGTGATTTATAATTTTACTACTTTCTCCAATAAAAGATACCATTACAACTTTGTGTAATCTCATTGTTTTCTTTTCACCATTTTTAACTAATTGAAAATAAGCATATCCATTTTGTTTATGAATAGTGCATTTAATTAGTTTTTCTTTGCCATTGTGAAAACTCTTTATTTCACCTAATGTGCTTACTTCATATAAGCCTTCGTAACCTTTAATACTTGCCCAGATTGTCATAAAATATAAAGGCTCAAATTATAAATAGGTCTGCAACTCCCTAAATATAAAATGAGCCATTAAAGTTTTTGTTAGCAGTTGCAGTTGCTTAATACAAATATCAATAAATTATTTTAAAAAGCAAAAGTCGGAGATATTCCCCGACCTTGCTAACCAAACCACAACACCCAATGAAACACGATGAACGCATTACAAAGGTATCAAAATATATGTGTAATCCTACAAATTTGACCATGCTCTTTTGAGTGCAAAAATCCTTCAATAGCTTTCACTCCACCAACACCATAACCGTTTCTATGGTGCCAAGAATCCGTTCCACTTGGGCTTCTAAGAGATTCTATTGTCAGCCCTATCAGGTCTTTCGATGTTTTGTGATGTACATGGTGAGTGTAAAAATATCTATGTTTTGTATCACCCCAATCCTTCTTAGCCTCGGTAGCCATTAGCAATCCTAAGTCTGCCTGTTTCGCACCATCGCCATGACTTGTACCAATAAGATTTTCAAAATATCGGTAATATTTTCTATGTGCAATTGAGCAATCGAATGTAATGTTGGTAGAATGTCTAAACCAAGATTTGATTGCATCAGCAAGAAAAAAACCATTAGTATAATCATGATTAGAAGGATTAAATACTACATGAACATCGGCTACACTTGTTAGCTTTTCAATAACCTCAACATAAAGTTGCTTTGCCATTAAAAAGTTATCATACCACATTTGGCAAACATCTTGTGAAGTTCCAGAGGTAGTAGTGTTCTTAGGAGAATCAACATGGAGAATGTCATTACCAATAACCAACATTATTTGGTCAATGTTAAACCCTTTTACCTTTTGCAAAATACCCTCTACCCCTTCGTGTACTCTTTTAACGGCAATATGAGAGTTGTAATCTTCTCCACTTTCAAAAGCAGTAGCAAGTTTCCCGATATGCACATCGGCAGGGTCTATTACAAGCAAATGACTATCTACTAAGAAATCCCTTTCAATGTTCGGATATTTAGGAGAGTGAGCATCCATTGCCTCAATGATTTCATCTCTTAAATTCTCATAAGTCTTTTGGCTTTTATCCAATTTAACGGCAACCGAATACTCCTTAGTCTTATCCCAAAATAGAGTTACATCGTCAATATCAATTCCTCTTTCCTCACAATGTTTTGCAAACCCTGGGTGGCTCTCTTTCCTTGCCATCCTTTGTTCTAACTTTCTCATACCTTTACGAATAGTTTCGGCATGATACTCAGTTCCTTTAACTGCTAATCTTGAAGCCTCTGACTTACCAACTCCACCTTTGTTAAATATTGCAAGTGCATCTGATACAACTTGCGAATAGGTTTTCTTTTCCATTAAGTTTATTTAGGAAACACGATACGGAAGTAGATGTACAATCCGATGATAAGAGTTTCAATGATAATTGTTAATAAAGCCCATTGTGGGATAATGTTAGTTACAACGACTTTTTCCATTTTAGAAGTGTCTTTCGCAATTGAACTGACTTGTATGGAATCCATCGTTGATATAGTTCCATTACTCCTAATAGTTGCCACAATCTTATTGTTCTTGCTTTGTATTTCAACTTTGCCATTTGGTATTGATATTTGTGTGTAGAATCTATTTATGATACCTAAACTATCACAAGGATTGTATATAACAATAGAATCTTTTTGAGGAAGTGTTTTGATAACTTCTTTGTATCGAAAAAACGTATCTATACGTACACTTTCCTTAGAAGAATACGTACTCGCTGGTCGCTTACAAGAAGCCATTAGCAGCAAAAATGCGGCGATTATTACGATTAAATACCTCATATCTTAGAAATTTGCATGTGCATAAAATCTGGCCTTGATTTCCAATCTGCTCCACAATCAAATCCATTCTTTCTAAAACAATCCAAGAATTTTTCACTAAATGGAGTTAATCCTTTTGCCTTAATTTGCTCTCTTGTTAAACCAAGTGGATTACAAAACGCATTCATATCAATAGCCAACCCCCATGAGTGCAAACTCATAGAGGATAATCCTCTCTTGTTTCTAATATTGAAACAACCATCCCATGTTTTTATTTCGTGAACACAACCAGTTGCAATTAATGATTTAAATGCCTTAGTTAAAGGCTCAACCATGTCTTTATTGCAATAAATCTTCTTTGGAATCATACCGATTTCTAATTCGGTTGGTACATCCCATACGACCATGTGTGGGTTTCTATCCGATGGAGTACCATACTTTTTTTGTGCTTGTTGTGATGTTACCATTGTAGTTTGATTTAAACAAAATAAGCTACCCGAAAGTAGCCTATTTATTAATTAGCTTTTGTTGTCGTAGTCTTAGTCTTACGATTCTTATCGAATTGGTCTAACTTATCCTCTAATCTTGATATGGTAGAACGCAACTCTTGGTTTTCTTTGGTGAGCAACTCAACTTGTTCGGTTAGTTTCTCTACTTTTAAAGTCATCGTTTCTGCCAAATCTTGCCAAATTTTCACTGCCTTATCTACATTATCAAGTTCACTACTCTTAACTTCTACTTTCTCCTTTTTTCTACCAGTAAAGAAAGCTACTACACCGACTACCATAGTCCATATAGCATTAAAAGGATTGATTATGTTTTCGATATTGTTTTCCATTATGATTGAATTGATAACCAAGGTAGAGGTAAAACAATAATTGGAGGATTCTTTTGAGTATCAATGTTATTTACTAAGCTATTATCAATAGAAAATACATCAATTCCATTATCCAACCAAGATTCAACTTGTGATTGAGTTAAGTCTGGATAGGCAGTAAAATCGGTAGAACTTGGAGTTGCACAAGCCATTGTACCATAGCTTTCAGCAGTGAAAATATCATCAATTGCTTTTCTTCTCCAATGAACAACGGATACAACATCTTGTAAACCATCCTCTTGAGGCTTAGTATCTAATTGTACAATAATCCATTCAAATGTTACTGCCATATCTCTTATAGTTCTATTTCTTCTACTTTCTTAAATTCTACTCCTTTAACCCACCCATTCAAAAATGAATACAACTCTAACCCTTCTGGATTAATAACTTGAATAGGCTCAACATTAATTTCACTTAATAATAAATCTTTTAATTGAGAGTTTAACTTTTTAACACCCTCTTTATTGAAAGAATACTCACCTTTTTCGTTTAGTAAAAGATTACCATCTTTATCTACCGAAGCGTTGTCTAAACGAAGTTCTTCTTTCTTTTCGTTAAACTCATCAAGATGCTTTTGGATTCTTTCTCCAATCTTGATTAATTTCTTTTGACCCTTTGTTTTCCCTTCTCCAACATTAGCGTTTAGAAGTTGAACAAGTGTCATTAGTTCTGCATTTGTTTTCATTTGTTTTTGGGATTATGTTTTAATTAAACAAATATAATAATATTTATTAATTATGTAGCACTTGTTGCTCTCTTAACAAAACCATTAGCATCAACATATAAGTCACCAACAATCATGTCGGAAGTTGATACATTACCAATATTAAATTTACCACTTGTTTTAACTCTTGTAGCAATTAGCTTCAAAGCGGGGGAAAGTCCATAAGAAGAAGATGTTGCAATTGCTGAGTAACCAGCTTCGGTATCACCTTGCAAACTAATCCCACATGGGTTTAATCCACTAACATTAACAAACACGAAGGCATAGGCATTAGCATCATTACTTGGAGTTCCACCTATATTTGAACTACCGATAGTTTGCGAAGCAGTAAATACAGGTAAGAATCCGTAAGAACCACTACCACTAATGTTACCAGTACCACCACCCGTACCAATAGCCGTACCATTAACCTTAAAAGTTCCACTAATATTGACATCGCCATTAACTTGAAGTAATCCTCCACCACTAATACCAGAAGTTGTTCCAATCATTACAACTTTAGATGAGTTAATTCTCATTGCCTCTGAGAATCCAACATATAACCCTAAATGAGAGGCATTAATTACCATTGGTATAGCACCGTATGTATTATTAACGGCATTAACAAAAACGGTGTCATCGGTAGAAAACAATGAGGTTCTACCAATACCAAAGTTTAAGTTAGTAAATGGCTGAACGGTGAAGCGATATAATGGATTAGATGTATTAATTGCAAAATCACTTCCGTTATCAAACGCAATACTATTAGTTACCGAAGTAGAACCACTCCATTTAGTCAAAAAGTTTGTTGTACCACTACCCGATATTCCACCACCTCCACCTGTTCCGATAGGAGTGCCATTGATGCGAAATGAACCCGTAATGTTAATATCACCAACTACATCAAGTTTATAAGCAGGTGATGAATTATTGATACCAACATTACCTGTATTGTAGAATATGTTTGAACCACTTGTTGTCCATTGTGTAGATGGCGATGTAGTAGTTAAGACATTACCACTTGAATCAAATGCAAGATAACCTGCTACCGTACCCGTAAACGAAGATGTTGATGTATAGAAAGGGAATGTCAGTCTACCTGATGCAATCCCTTTTACATAGTTTATTAACTCCGATAAATCAGTATTTTTTGACATCTTATTTTGCTTCTAATTTTGCATTTAATTCTTGTATCGCTTTAACCAAATATGGAATTAAAAAATCAGTTTTTAATCCTAACATTCCATCATTGCCAGCAACACTAACTGCTTGTGGCAAAATCTTTTGAATATCTTGTGCTATAAATCCAATGTTATCTTTAACTCCATTTATATAATCAAAATGTTTTGGCTTCATTTTCAAAACCATTTCAATACCATTTGTTACATCATAAATATTTTCTTTCATTCTTAAATCAGAGCCAAATATCCAAGAAGAAGCTCTTAAATATCCAGTTCCATTATTCATGACATACAAATTGGTAACATTGTTAATATCGGCAACAACAATACCAAAATCTGTATTAGCTGCATTTATACCTCTAATATAAAATTTAAAATTTGATGCAGCAGTTCCACCGATACCAACATTTCCATTTGCATCTATTCGCATTCTTTCACCATTTCTATTATCACCAATCCAATAATATTGACTTCCAGATGTACCATTTTCAAATACACCAACATCAAAACCACCATTAAAATCGGTAGTTATTGGATTCATATTAATGATTGAATAACCTGTGTCGTATGGCCTACCACCAATATATAAACTTCTAAAAATTACATCTGTATATGCAGATTTACCCAATTTAACTGCTCCTTGTGATGCAATTCGCATTTTTTCGGTATATGCCGAATCACTTCTTGTATTGAATACTAAATCAGCACCTAATTGCGATGATGTTCTTGCCCCGATAGATGCTCTTGGATGTATTGTACCTGCCGAATCTTTTGCACTAAACATTAAAAAGGCATCATTGCCTACTGCATAGCTTACCGTATTAACAAGATTTAAAATTCCGTGATTTACATCTACGGTATTGGTATTATTTTCAATTCTTACAACACCATTATATGATGCAGTACCACTTATTGAAACTCTTTCTAACCAATTTACCGAAGTTGTTCCAACTAATAATTGACCACCTGATGCGATACGCATTCTCTCCAAGTTATTTGTAGCAAATGCTTGAAATCCATTTAAACGATTATATAAGTAGGCATCACTTCCAACCGTAGCAATAACATATCCATCTGATGAGCCATTTGTTGCAGTAGTAGATTGAACTAAAAGTTCAGCACCATTCGCATTACCACGAACTACTAAACCTGCTCTCGAATTGGCTAATGTTGGAGATGTTGTACCAATACCTACATTCCCTGATGAAGTTATTCTCATCCTTTCAGCAGATACCGTACCAAATGCCATATAATCAGCAGACTGACCATACTCAATATATCCACGATATGCACCAGCAGTACCAGCTTCTCTTGCAAAGAATAAGCTACCAAAGTTAGTTGCTCCTGTTGCAATAGTTATACCTGCATTACCTGCTTCATATACTACCAAATTGTTACCACTTGGGTCGTAAGTATTTGGTGTTGATGTACCTATTCCCACGCTGCCATTTGTAGCTAATCGCATCTTTTCGCTACCCGAAATCTTAAATGAAATACCACCTAAATAGCTATCAAGAGATAAGTTAGTATGCGAAGAACTTCCGCCCATATTACCAATATAAGTACCCGTATTGGTATAAAAGTCAATAGCTGAATATCCACTTGCACTTGCATTTTGAATATCCATTACGGAACTAAAACTCGCATTAGCTTTAACACTAAATAAAGTATTAGGAGATGTAGTTCCAATACCTACTACCGAACCATTATCAAATATTTGAGAGTTAGCAATTGTGCCACTACCTGTCCACTTAGCAATATAATTACTTGTACCACTACCCGTTACACCACTTGTCAATGATGCTGTAAATGAAACAACATCAACAATATCATTAACTACTGCACCAACACCTAAAACAATTGTAGTACCATTAGTAGCCGTATAGTCGGCACTTGTTAGCCTAACACCATTAATATAAACATCTACAAGCCCTACGGTGTAACCACCCGTTACGGTGAATGTAGTTTGACCCGAAGTTGCAAAGTAAGATGTCACATTACGCATACCCGAACCAGGAGTAATTGTCCAAGAACGGTCAGCACTCAAATCATAAGATGTACCATTGATGGTCAATAATCGTGATGCAGGAGTATATACCGTATTATCGTAACTTACGGTTGTGCCATTTACTTTAACAAATCCTGTACCACTTAATGGGCTTTGTTTAGCATTAAATGTACTCCAATCCGTAGAACTTAAATAACCATTTGAAGTTGGAGAAGATTGGTAAATAGAAATAATATTAGAATCAATTTGTAATGGCATTTGAGCCGTATCAATTCTTTTATTATAAGCAACATCCCATTGTGCTTGCTTTGCATCCGTAGGTAAAGAGTACCCAGGGGCAAATGTTATAGCAAGAGTACCCGAAGTTGTTATAGGAGAGCCACTAATTGCAAATCCATTAGGTACGGTAGCACCTACGGATGTAACGCTACCCACACTCCATGTTCTATCGGAAGATAAATCAAAAGTTGTTCCATTGATAGTTAATGTTCTACTTGTTGGAACACCACCTAACCCAATCAATGAATAGTTAGGAATATTCAATGTATTGCCAACCAAAGTTGATGCACCACTTGAGCCACTTGTAGTTAGCGATAATGCACCTTGCTTAGAATTAAAAGCAACCCAATCAGATGAACTTAAATATCCGTTAGTAGTAGAATTAGCTAAACTAATTGAGATAACATTAGAAGCAATACTTAATGGAGCATTAGCCGTTAATGAAGATGCAATATTTTGATTTTTCCACAAAGATGAAGAAGAATCATAAACTAATGCTTGACCATTAGATGGAGTTGATATTAATACATTATGTAATTCATCAAGTTCAAATCCATTTTGAACCTTAACAAATATCTCTCCATTATTAGCATTTACACGAGTAACAAAACCAATAAAAACTAAGTGAGCAGGTGTTTGAGGTTTATTGGCTAAACCATATATCAAGTTGCCATTAGTTCCCAACCAAACGGGGTCACCAATAGTTGCCGTAGATGTATTTAGACCACTTAATAACCCTTCCGTAAGAACGAATCCTTTGGCATTTAAGGCAAGATTTTGTGCTATAAGACCCAATGTCTTAGACGATGTACTTTCGGCTGCGTTAGAGGCTTTAGAAACAACCATATTTGTTCCATCAGCACCACTTACATATACTGCTTGACCTTTTGTTAATGCAACACCAGCTTTTACCTCATGCTTTAATTGACTTGTCCAATCGGCATAATTATCAATCCATTGAGCATTAAAGTCGGTATTATCAACCTTAGCTAATATTTGACCCGTTGTACCACCAGCAGGCAAAGCGTTCTCATAATTAGCAATAATAATACCCATTACCACATTGTTAATCAATGGGCTATCGGGGTAAACACGAACATTACGAGTATAATTAATATTCCATTCAGCACCATGAGAACGAATCCAAACATAAAAGTCGGTCATTGTGGTAACCGTAACATCTATATCTGGGTCATCCGTTTGATATGTTGATGGAGTAGTTCCTGGGAATGTGCCTGCAACCGTTACACCATAGTCAATGTTGCCTGCAACGGGCATAGGTACATAACCCTCGGAAGTAAACTCTTGAAATACTCTTAATGTCTTTATTGCCATTTCTAATCTTCTTTTTGCCCTATTGGACTAATCCAACAATCTTCGGTATATACATTCGTATAATAAGCCAAATTTACATTATCCGAACCACTACTACAACTTAAATGCTTTTCCAAAGTTGGGTATGATTGGGTTTCATCGTAAATGGTATCTAAATTAGTCCAAACTATTGAGCCAATAGGTGTATTGCTTGGATTTAGAGAATAGTTAAATTCTATTTCTCCACTTATTTTTTTCATCTCCAACCAAATGCCTTCGGTAACTCCAAGTGTTGCCGTAGCACCAAAAGTTATACTACCATCGGTTTTTACCCTACGATATATCTTTAATTTCCCACTACCATCAAGAAACATTCCAACAAATGGAACATTATTCTTTGCCTCTTGGCGAAATTGTAAACCAGCTTTTGCTTTAGTTGTGTCAAATGTAAATGTTTTAAGGTATGCTCTTAGAGTAAAATCGGTTAATGTTTCTGTCCAACCATAAACATATCCCGTATCTACTGCATTAATAAAATCACCACTACCATACATTTTGATTGCAGAACGATTAACATAATAAAAGTATCCTATTTCTCTTGCCATGGGTTATTAAGGTTTAAAATCGTCCATAAAGAAAGCAACAAATCTATCAAATAAAGTGCCTGAGCCACCTGCTTGTCCAAGGTCAGTACCTACCCCGTTACGCTTTTTTTTTTACTCTCAGTTGCTGATGAGGAAATTAAGTTGCCATTTACATCGTATCTTGATGTTATCATTTGAGCATCTATCTCATTTGATGTGAGTTCCATGAACACAACATCGGCAGTACAATCCCTCTCATTCAATTTCATTGATAATGGGAAGAACTTCTTGTCTGCTAATGCACCTTGAACAGGGAACTCATAAATAGCACCAAATTGAAGATTCTTACCAATAATAGTACCCGAAAATATGTTTCTATAATCAGAATATTGATTAAGAATGTTTCGAGCATTTAACTCATTGATGCCATAAATTCCTCCTTCTAATGGAGGGTTTAATGGATCATACTCATCTCTTTCGTACCAAGACTTATCAAAAGTTGATATGTAATCAGTACCATTAAATGTATGTAAGTTTGAATAATTATAATCCGTTATAAAGAAGTTATCAGACAACAAAGAATCCCCACTATATACTACTTTTTTAGGTGGTTTTAAAGATGTATTCTTAGGGTTTATTAACTTAAAGTTGTCAATATAAGATTGGCTTTTATTCTCATAAAAAACAGGCCAAGTACCCGTAGCTTTTGCTGCATAATTGCCACTACCGTTTAATAATACTTGTTCATAAATGGTCTGATAACTACCATACCCAGTTCTTGCTTGAGTGTATAACTTTATGCCAACCTTATAATCTTTATACTTGTAAATATCATAAGCACCAACAACATCTGGGAATGGGAAATTAAAACTAAATATATTTAAATCATCCGATGGATAATCAACAGATTTTGTAAATACATATTCAGATGTTTGCCACTCTCCCGTAGTAAAATTGAAATACCAAGATGGTTGCCCAGGGGCTTCGGGTATTCCAACCGAAACCGAAAAAGATGGGTTAGCCGTAGGGCACTTAATATTTAAATCAAAACCATTAGCCCAATTTATGCTCAATGGAGTATCATTAAAAATACAACCTTCCGATGGTGATGTAGAAGTTAATCCAAGCAAATATCTATTAGCAATTGGGTCGTATAAACAATAAGTCTTAGGGCTACCTAAAAAACTTTTAGTAAAAAACTTAAAACTTGTTTCCGATAAAGAACCCGAATTTAAATCAAGCGTAGGGGTATAAGTAATTTCATTCTTAGTGCCAACCCAAATATTAAAGTTGCCATTAATCATTTTACTATCACCTCTTTGATATTCAATTTCAACTTCTTTGTAGAATCTACGAATCTTTCTCTTAGGCTCTGCAATAATTAAAAAATCCTCACCATGTCTTAGTGTAGGAATTAATTGCTTTGAAGAAGTATTTAGGTTACCATTAATATCAAACTTACTTGCTTCATTAACACCAAAAGCTAAATCTTTAACCTTTACAAAATACCAAGCACCGTAGTTTTGATAAACAATAGAATTAAGAAGGTTGCAAGTATCTAAGACTAAGTCAGAGTTTTCCTTAAACTCAAAGTTTTTATCTTGGATACCAGCAGTATAAATGTATGTTTGCTCTAAAGGAGTTGAATAAGCCGTTTTAGTTTGATTTAAATTAAATAGCTTACAAAGCACATTTAACCCATAACCGTACCCTATTGAGTTTAATGCCTTTTGAACAACACTTAAAAGGCTCATAATTCCATCGGGATATTTTGTGCTTTCGGTTAATGTCTTGTTTTTTAATGCACCAAGACCATCAATTGTTTGGAATTGAATTGCAGGATACTTTAAGAATATATCTTCTTCACATAATTCGGGAGAAACAAAGCCACTCCAAAAAAGAACATTATCTCGGTAATATTGTAAATAGTATTCGGTTTCATCTTCCGAAATAATAGAATCCATATTAATTGCTCCACCAAGCACATTAAAAGATAATGTACTACCCCTTAGTGGGTAGAAAATATCGTCATCGGCAGTAGGGTAATCAATCTCAATAGGGCTTACTTGACCATAAGGAATTTCGGTTATTGTGCCCGAATAATCCTTTTTTAAGATTAATACTTTACACTTAGTTACCTTTAATTCTTGGCTTGCAAAAGGTTTGCAAGTTGCATCAAATTCAAATTGATATTTAGTTCCGTATCCTACCATTATCGTCCTGTTACTCTTAATACTGTTTCAAGTGATTTATTGATTTGGTAACCCGTTTGAGTTGCCGTAATTGCTCCCGTTAAGTCAATAGATAATTTAACCGATTGTGTTGCATAAGAAGCACCTCCGTATTGATAAGAAGCACCACTTGTCATTCCCATTTGGCTTGGTTTATTTGTTGACTTACTAACACTTTGTTTATTAGCACTCATGGAGTCATTAATTTTGCCTCCATAGGCTTTTAGTGCAGTACCAGCAGCAATTGCAGCAATACCAAGTGCAACCATACCTGCACCACCCCCAAGTGACTTTAAGGCAGTTTCAATACCTTCTTTAAATAAACCTAATTCGATTGCTGCAGTACCTACCTTAATTAATAAATCACCAATAGCACCAACGAACATTGAGCCAAGTGCTTTAAAGGCATCCTGAACATTAAATGCCCCAGCTAATGCTGCACCTGCAATCTCTGCAAATCCAACCGAAATATTCATTGCAAAATCTCTTTGTGCAGAATATACCGATTGAGCAAATTTACCTAAAGAATTTCTTGCATCATCAGCTTTTAAAGTTGTAAATAAGCCATTTAAAGTTAATGAATCTTTTTTAAGTGCATCTGCTACATCACGAGTTGATTGCTCAATCATTTTTTTACGAGCATCATCTCTTGCACTAACTTTACCTTGAGAGAATTTTTGCGTAATCAAAAGTCTTTCTGATTCGTATTTCTTCTCAATATTTGTTAAATCAAGACCATATTTTGTTGCAAAAGCTACATCTTTCTCATAGTTCTTTTTTAATTCAGCTAATCTTTTTGTTTCAGATGTACTCCACCAATTAGATACAGTCGTTGCAGCATCTTTATTCTCCTGAATAAATGCTTTAATTTTAGTTCCTACATCTTTTGTAATAAAGTCTGGGAATGCAACAGTTTCGTACTTTGGTGTTGCAGTTTTCTTTTCCGACTTCTTGCTTGGCTTAGAACTAAATCCTAAACCACCCGACAAGGTTCTACCAGTGGTCTTTTTTAATACTAATATGTCATTAGTAAGTTTATTAACGGCATCTAATGATTCCTTATAACCTTTTGGGTCAACAGAAATCTGCCACTCCATTTTTTTATTAAGGTCTTTTATCTGATTTTCCATATACTTTATGGAATCAGGAATACCTTGTGGCATTGAATTAGAAACTCCAACTATACCAGCATCAAAACTATGCAAGTAGCCTATAAAATCCCTTACATTCTTTTGAGCCTCCTCACCAAATAAGCCTGCAACCTTAATAGTTGTATCATCAAGCCATTTTGAAAATTTATCTAATCCACTAATATTTACTAATTCTTCGATTGCAGTAGCAAACATTTTTATACCCTTAATAACCATATCAATGGCTAAGGCTAAAGTTGATAATACTTCTTTTAAAGCATTACCCCAAAATGTTGATTGTTGCCCACTTGTTTCGAAATTCTTGCCAATCTGAGCAACCAAATTAGATATATGAGTTGCTGCACTTGATAAGTCAAGAGATTTATTTAAGTTTTGACCAATTTCAGCGAAAGTAAATGAAATACTTTCAGCCATTTTATTGTATGCCCCAGCCAATGTCTTTGATTGCTCATCAGCCATTCCGAAGAATCTACCACCCTCACTTGTTGCATAAATAAAGGCATCAGCAACTTCCTGAACGGATATTTGCCCATCGTGCATCCTTTGAGTAAGAACTGCCATACTTTGGCCTGTCTTATCCGAAATTGCTTGCAATGGGTTAAACCCTGCGTTAATCATTTGGCGAGCCTCTTGACCCATTAAACGACCTGCTGCAGTTACTTGACCAAACGCTAAAGAAAGTCTTTGAAATTTATCTTCATTACCACCCGAAATATCACCCAACATTCGGGTAATTTCTACGGTTTGCTTTGCCGTTAATCCATATTGTAATAATGTTTGAGCCCCTTTAGTGATGTCTTGAAATTGCATCGGGGAGTTGAGTGCTTGAGATTTTAACTCGGCAAGCATTTGATTGGCAGTTGCAGCACTACCCGTAAATACCCTAAATGCTACGGCAGTTTGCTCTAATTGTGCTGCAGTTACTAATGCTGATTTACCAAAATTTACAATAGATGCAATACTAAGGGATACACCAATACCAGCTAAAACACCGTTGATTGACTTCCCTACACTATTCATACTTCCACTAATCTTACTTGAAGTATTTTGTGTAACACTTCCTAATTGTGAAAGTTGAGATGATAATTGATTTAACTTAGTAGTCGCATCATTAACATCTGCACCAATCTTTATATAAAACTCATTAGTTTCTGCCATTACTCAATAGAATTAACCCACTTTTTAACTATTTCATCCGAAAGATACTCTTTTTCTTTTGATTTTTCTAAATCCTTGCCTATATTGTCCGTCCATAATGGTATAAGGTCTTTAGGTTGTTTTGCATCCTTTCCACCCATAGCTGCTAATGAAGCCCACATTATATTTCTTGTGATATCCCATTGCTCGGCTTTTCTAAATTCAAAGCCATGTTCGTAGTCAAGAAACTCCCCTAAAGTCATCCTTTTCCACTCCCATGGCTTCAAACCAGTCCTATAAATTCTTGTGAGCATATTGCCCCAAGTTATTACTACTTTTTTTTTGTGTTAGTAGCTTTTGGTGCATCTAAATCACTTGGCATCAAGTCTTTAGTAATCCACTCAACAACTGCAATAACCGTTGTTTGCATCAACCATTTTGTTGCAATCATTTTAGAACTCTTAATCTTAGCTACTAAAGATTCAGCTTCCTCATCATGACCATTAATGTAAAGCCAATAGATATGACCACTTAGCATCATATCACGAGTTACCTCAATAAGTTTTGATGTGTCATTTTCAAAGTCATTCATGTTAATTAAGTCATTGAAGTCGCCTCCTAACTCTTTAACATAAACATCATTGATACTACCTAAAGAAAAGTCAAAGTTGATTTTTTTGCCTTCAAAAGTTATACTTCTCATGTTTTTGTGTTTGTGGGTTTAAAACAAAAAGGGTGAAGAACTAAATCCTCACCCCAAATGTAATCAATTATTTTTGATTATTAAGCAGCAGGTACTGCTCCTTTTGTTAATGCACCAGTTCCTTGCAATGTAATTTCTACGGTTGCAATCTCTTGGTCACCACCTTGAACTGGCTTAGAAGCTACATAAGCCTTTCCAGTAAGCATAGTGTCATTTACTGCTGCAGTTCTAAAAGATACCGTTAATTCAGTTTGGTCTAACCATGCAGTCAATAACTCATCATAAGTATAAGTAGTTGTTGGGTCTGCATAATCTAATTGAATTGTAGATGATAAAGACCAAGACTTACGACCTGGAATTTGAGTCATCCATGCTCCACTATCCTTGCTTGAAGTTTCAATCATTGAAGTGGATAAATCGATACTACAAGTAGTTTCGTTTGCTATTTTCTTTGTACCTACATAAATGCGTAAGTCTGTTCCGTTTACTAATGCCATTTTATTATTAATTTAATTGATTTAACAATTGACTAAAAATTATATTTTGTTCTACTTGCCATCCTGTTGGCAATTGTAATATTACGGAATTTGTTTCATATTCACAATTCATTACTTGCCAACCTTCAAGGTATTGACTAAATCCATAAGTATTATTAGATGTAATAATACGAGCAATGATAAGATTAGAAATATCATTTACTTCCTTCTTACCACCTTCACTTGAATCATATCTTTGAATAACACTTATTTCAATAGTAGAATCTCTTTGGAAAGTATCTTTACTTCTTTCACCTCTTGAGATTTGATTACCTAAAACAATAACGGGGTAAGATGCACCTTCGGGTACAATTTCATCATATACACCAATGGTGCTACCACCATAAGTAATACCACTTAATGCTTGGTAATATGCTTTCCGTAAATCAAATGCACTATCCCTATTTATCATTTTAGTATATTTTTCATTAATGTACTTGTTGTTCTATTCAACTTTCTTCTTGCAACAATGTAGTGATGTAAAAAGTATCTTCTTGGTCTAACTGGCATCCTTGGATTTCCTCTTTTAAACAATAATGCTAAATCAGCAAACTCAGTGTATTCAGCATTAAGTCTAAAATGACCTTTTGGTGGAACACCTGTACCAAATTCTTGGAAAGGAGCATATTCGGCTTTAAAACCAATTTTTACAATTAAATTCCTATTCTTTAGTCTTTCTTCACGATATTGGCTTCTTCTCAACTCACCAGTAGCAACGGGAGCACTTGACCTTGACCTCATCTCTATGTAATCTGCTTCCTTTTGCACATTCTCATAAATCTTCTTGTCAATTCGTTCTTGTGCTCTATTGAGTTTATTTTGTAAAACTTTAAGACCTTCGAATGTAAGTTTAATCACTTCTTCTTGTTGCTTTAAAAGTAAGTTTAGTTTTTGTGAAGTCTGGGTCAATAATATTGCTCAAAGCATAATCAACACCATTAACTTCTAAAATATCAGTCGTTCTTGGTACAAACGCATTTCGGTATCTCATTTCTCCTTCAAAGGATTGATTTACTCCAAACTTGGAACTTTCAATGTTTCTAATACCTCCGTAGTTACCATAGAACGAACTGGTTTCTGCAAAGTAAATATTCGTAGTATAACTCGAATAAGTTACTCCCGATAAACCACCTGCACCATCGGGAGTGCCCGATAGCTTGCGTTTAAATGTGCCTTTAATTCTATTAAGTCTATTATACATAAATAGGGCGATAATGTCTTATTCTATCCTTAATTGCCTTTAAAGCAAGTCTTTTATCTTCAACCTTGTTATCAAAATCTACTGCAATAATATCAAGAACTGCATTCTCAATATCTTTTGGCAAAGTAGAGAATCCACAAACATAAGTTACTTTAATCCCATCGGCACTATAAGCACTAATTTTTGTTTTCTCGCCACTCAATTCGTAATCCTTATCAAGAACAAGATTTGTACCACTAAAATTAACTACCGAAGTAATTGATTGAATAGGTGCAAATGGTAACATAACCGTACCATTGATTTGTGTATAAGAAAGTCTTACCGTTTTAGTCTTTAATCCACATTCGGTAAATAACTCAACCTCACGAAAAGCCGAAGCCAATAGTGCATTAAGTTTATCATCTTGGTCGTTAAAATCAATGTTTAAGTGTTCCTTAACTTGTGCTAAAGTTATAGGAATAGGTAATGAATCTGATGTTACCACCAAATCCATTCCTTGTGTCTTAACTGATTCTATTTCGTAAGCCATTATTTCTTCTTAAATACAGGTTTTTCAGCCTTATCCTTATCTGCCTTAATTGGAGCAGACTTCTCTAAAACTTCTACCAAATTCTTATTGTTTAAAACATCTGCACGAACATCTGAACACTCAAAAATATCGCCAACCTGTCTTAAATCATTAGTTTCCAAATCATGGAAAATAGATAACACTTTTACCTTAGCCATTGTAATTTATTTAGATTTTAAAAAATAAGCCTACTGTTCTCATGGGAAGTAGGCTTACATAATCAACACAAAACAAAAAAGATATATTATGCTACCACAAAAACACCTTTTCTCATTGCAGAACCATAGTAGATTGGCAATGCAATTGACTCCTCAACACGAACAGTTACCAAGTTCTTAGTGAAGTTATCACCATCTTCGTAAGCAAATTCAGTCATGATGTTATCTTCGAACAACAATTCTGCTGCACGATTCATATCACCAACCAAGAAGCTATTTGCATCAATGATATCAGTAGCAATTACTGGAACACCTGCAATAGATAAGTTACCACTTGCAACTAAAGAAGGGAAAGAGTAACCTGCACCAGACTCCTTGTTGATTAACAACTCCATGAAGTCAATTGGGTTAACCAAAACAACATTTGGAGTGAAACGAGCAGCCTTCAATTGTGCGATAGCGTTAGCTAACTTATCCCAACGGTTAGAAGAAGTTGTTACTGAACCAGATGGAGTGTAAGAAGTTGCTGATTCCCAAAGACCTACGAAATCAGAAGTTCCAGCAGTATCTAACAAGTTAGTATCTTCAACGATTAACAAATCTTGTACCATTTGAGTAGATACGAAGTTTTGCAACCAAGATAAACGCTGCAACATTTGCTTAGAAATCTTAGCATAAGCAGCGATTGTCTTAGGAGTTACCTCAGTGATTGTGAAATCGTAATCTACTTGAGCCTTAGAAGCACCTTCAGTTTGGATTGCAGGAGCACCTTCGCCACCTGATTTCTTAGCAAACTTGAATACACCGTTTTGCTCAATTGTAGAAGAACGCATCAAATCACGCAAGTGAATCTGACGGAATGGGTCAGTCAAGATAGTGTTTGACAAACCAGCAATCTTAGAAGCCCAATCAGAACCAATGTTTGCAGGCAAAGTCATTGTACCTACTGCCTTCATGTTCAATCCGAAAGCTGCATCACGGCGAGCACCTAAAGCCTTAAATTTATCAGCGTTAGCTTCGAAAGCCTTAGCCATGAAGTTCTC